ATGCAGCGGACATCCAACAAACTGTATAACTGAGATAAGCGCCGGTTTCTCGGCGCTTATTTTTTTATAAAAATTTTTGAAAAGCCCTTGACATATACGGTAATACCGTATATAATAAGACCATAGAGATAAACCAAATACAAATTACGGAGGGTTTAAAAATGGCTATGGTAATCAACAAAAACGGTACAGAAATCAACTTTGACGCGGCAGTCGCACTGATGGATGATGACATCCGCGAAGATCTCCACGTGGAACTTGCGCCCTGCACCGACCAAGAATTCTTCAGCGCGTACGAAGCCCGTCACGAAGCCAAGTATGGCGAAGAGTGGGAGCTCAGCAAAGAGAACCCCTGCTACTAATCAGGAGGCGAGGTGTGCTATGCCGACTGAGGCACAAAAACGCACCCGCGACAAGTGGGATGCAGAAAACATGTCCGTGATCTCCTGCAAACTCAAGCGGGAGATCGCGGGAAGCTTTAAGGCCGCAGCGAAGTCCAACGGAACCACCCCGAACGAACTGATACGCGGCTGGATTGCCGCATATTTATTTGAGCAAAACTGATGCATAACTGAGGCACAGGAAAATAGTAAAAAGCCCATACTGGACACATCAAAGGAGTGTTCGGTATGGGCTTTTCTTATTTCAATCCAAACCCGGAAGGCAAACAAGTCGGAGACTGTACCGTCCGGGCAATCGCGAAGGCGACGGGAAAAAGTTGGGATGAAACATATGTCGGGCTTTGCCTGCAAGGGTTGAAAATGGGCGATATGCCGTCGGCCAACAGTGTCTGGGGCGCGTACCTCCGGCAGCAGGGATTTACCCGGAACGTTGTGCCGAACACCTGCCCGGACTGCTATACGGTCGAGGAATTCGCAAGAGACCATCCACACGGCATGTATGTACTCGCTCTATCAAGTCACGTCGTTTGTGTGGAGGACGGAAAGTATTTCGATAGCTGGAATTCCGGGAACGAAATCCCGCTGTTCTACTGGGAAAAGGAGGATAAATGATGTTCGGACAACAGCCTTATGTGTATCAGCAGCCGATTTACAATCAACCGCCCATGATGCAGGAACCAATGATGCGTCCACAGTATCAGCCTACACCGCAGTATCCGGCTCCGCAGCCGCAACCACAGCAGAGCGGGGGGCAGTCCATCATATGGGTTCCGAACGAAAAGGCGGCAAACGAATTTATTGTCGCGCCGAATAACGCCGTCACGCTCTGGGATATGAACGCGCCGGTTGTGTACGTCAAGAAAGCCGATGCAAGCGGTAAACCGGCAATGACAACGTATGACCTCGTAGAACGCTCTACAGCCCTCGTGAGCCCCACAGCGCCGCAAACAGTGCCTACAGTGGAATACGTGACCCGCAAGGACTTTGACGAACTGGCGGCAAAGGTGGCGGCTCTGAGCGTCAAGCCCGTTAGAAAGGCTAAGGAGGCAGAAAATGAATCCACTGTTTAATGCACTCGGCGGCGGGCAAATGCCTGGCATGATGGGGCAGTTTCAAAATATGATGCGGCAGTTTCAGCAGTTCAAGCAGAGTTTCCAGGGAGACCCGAGGTCGGAGGTTGAAAAGCTGGTGCAGTCTGGGAAAATCTCGCAGCAGCAGTTGAATCAGCTGCAACAGATGGCTGGACAGTTTCAGCAGTTGATGCAGTAGTTCGGAAATTCCGAGCAGGTGAACGGTCAAAATCGTGGCCACGATTGAGATAAATTTCAAAATCTACGAAAGGAGAAAACTATGAGTTTGAATGGCGATGGTATTCCTATGAACATGCCTGTAGTTCCGGCAAACTCGGACAGCGGCAACGGATGGGGCGGCGGTAATGGCTGGTGGATCATTATCCTGTTCCTCGCGATTTTCTGCGGCTGGGGTAACGGAAACGGCTTTGGCAATCGTGGAGGGAACGGCGGCGTTGTTGACGGCTATGTTCTGGCCTCTGACTTCTCGAACATCGAAAGAAAGATTGACAGCGTGAACAATGGTGTCTGCGACGGCTTCTATGCGATGAACACGGGGATGCTTAACGGCTTTGCCGGTGTAACGCAGGCTGTGACTTCCGGCTTCTCTCAGGCGGAGCTTTCCCGTTGCAATCAGCAGGCGGCGCTCATGCAGCAGCTTAACGCGATGCAGATGCAGGCGGCGAACTGCTGCTGCGAGAACCGCGCGGCGATCGCGCAGGTGCGCTATGATATGGCATCGCAGGCTTGCGACACTCGCAACACCGTGCAGAACACGACGCGGGACATCATTGATGCAATGAACTGCGGCTTCCGTAGCATCGACCAGCGTCTGACCGCGCAGGAGCTTGCAGCGAAGGACAGCAAGATTGCCGAGCAGAATCAGCAGCTCTTTGCGGCGCAGCTGGCGGCTTCTCAGGCGGCGCAGAACAACTACCTTGTGTCCACGCTCCGCCCGAGCCCGAGCCCGGCCTATGTGGTCGCAAATCCGTACTGCTGCAACAGCAGCTATAACTACGGCTGCGGCAACTGCGCTTAACTCCATAACGTAGAGCTTTTTCGTGATGTCACGAAAATGATCGGTTCCTTGCCGATACTCGATCAACGCGGCGGGGCAATCTTCCCGCCGCTATTTTAATTGCCTCGAATTCGAGGCAGAAAGGAATGATTTTATGGCTGAATTTACATCATCTGGGATTCAAACTGTCTCCGCCGGGCAGAACGTCCCTCTAATTTCCACGGCGGCTTGTGGCAAACCGTGTATCGTCCACCGTGACGGAAGCGGGCTTGTTACGCTTCGTGGGCTTACGCAGCAGTGTAAGGCGCGGTTCCGCGTATCCTTTGGCGCGAATATCGCCGTTCCTACAGGCGGGACAGTCGAAGCTATCACCGCCGCGCTCGCCATCAACGGAGAGGCTTTGAACAGTGCCACAGCGACCGTGACACCGGCTGCTGTTGAGAACTATTTCAACATCTTCGTTTCCACATTCGTGGAAGTCCCGCGCGGCTGCTGCCTGACTGTAGCGGCGAAGAACACCAGCGCGCAGGCGATCAGTTTCGCAAATAGCAATATGATCGTCGAGCGCGTATCGTGAAAGGAGGATGCAATATGTATGATTTGAGAAACCTTCGGGAAATGCTCTGCAAAGAGCTGGACGAGATCGCCGACAAGCGAGAAATGTCCGCTGGTGACTTGGACGCTATCCAGAAGCTGACGAGTTCCATCAAGAACACCTACAAAATCGAAATGCTTGAGGACGGCGGCTATTCCCGCGATGGTGAGTGGGAAGCCGATATGCGCGGTATGTATGGGCGCGGCAGTTCGTACCGTGGCCGCCGCCGGGATTCTATGGGCAGGTACAGTCGCACAGATGCGAGGGAACACATGCACGAAACGCTGGAAGATATGATGCGCGATGCAGACGATGATAAGACGCGCGAGGCTATCCGCCGCTGCATGGAGCAGATCGACCGGGCATAAGGGGGGACAGACATGCTGGATGAGGCCGAAATCCGAAAGGAAATAGCACGGCTGGAATACGAAGAATCCAGCTATCCCAACTATGCCAAGTTGGCAGACCTTTACACCATCAGAAATCAGATGCAGGACGGGCAAGGCGGCAGTAGGTTTGTGGGTTACTACTCCGCCGACCCTGCCCCGGCGACTGAAGAACCGAAAACTGTAGGCGAGTACGGGGACAGCGAGTTTTTGCTTGCGGTAGCCGAGAAAGACCCGGCAAAGGCTTGGACGGTCGTTGATGAACTCATGGACACATTATCGCTTGTGAACCGAAAAGTCTATGATTCTGTGCTTCGGAAAATAAAGTCCATGTAGCAAAAAACAGGGGAGTCCCCTCGCATTGCACTTAATTTGTAACATACAATGTAGCATACGTGAAATGATTTTATGTTACAGAGCGTGTCATAACGTGATTTTTTTCTTTTTGAAAATACGCAGAAAACAGGGTGAGAAGCATAAAAAAGTACCGATTTTAGCTTGAAAACAGCTAAAATCGGTACTTTGGCGCGGAAGGAGAGATTCGAACTCTCGCTCGCTTTTTAGACGACTACTCCCTTAGCAGGGGAGAAAAAACCATTGAAAACACTGGGGAAATTGACATTTGTAACATATTTTGTAGCATACAAAATTCACTCTGGCGAGTCGTTTTGTAACTGATTTACGGCATCGACCATGCCTTTCATGTCCGGGTGTACGTACCGTTGGGTAGTTGTGATCTTTGTGTGGCGCATGATTTCCTTGATCGTAAACGGGTCGATGTTTTTCATCGCGAGGGCTGTAGCTGTTGTATGGCGGCATGAGTAAGGTGGCAGCTTTTGCACTCCGGCAAGCTCCAAACACTCATAATATCTCTTGTAAAAATTATCTTTGTTTATGCAGCAGATATTTCCGACGCGCGACTTGCTTTCTTCGCATAGTTCACGCAGCACCGGCGCAACGAAGTCTGGGAACACCATAGGAGTTTCTTTTCGCTTCTTTGTCTTTATGCCGCCTCGGACGATCTCATTTTTCTCAAAGTCAATCATGTCCTTTTTGAGCTTCAGAAGCTCACCAGGCATCATGCCGGTATAGATCATCGTAAGGATAAAACCGACAAAGTGATCTTTTGCATACGCTTCCCATAGTTTTTTGACGTCGGCGTCGGTAAACGGCTCCGGCGATTTTTCGTCCAGTTCCGGGAGCTTAATGTATTCCGCGAGATTGACAGTGGTCTGTTTTTCAGCAATCGCGAGGTTATAGCAGTGTGAAAGGACTGTTTTCATGTCCTTCCGCGTGTAATAAGTGCTGGCATTGCGGTCGATAACATCCTGTATCTGTGAGATGGTGAGCGTGTCAATTTCGCAGTCGGCGAGCTCCTTCATGCGCTCGAAAGCTTTTTCCGCTGCCCCCTGCCGGTTCGCCGACAAGGACAGGTAATCTCCGCGCAGATACGTCTTGTAGTATGCTCTGAGTGTAGGGCTTCGCTGCTCTTCCTTCGGCGGGTTGGCGGCATATTGGAGCGCGGCACGCTTTGACGTAAAGCCTCCCTTTGTCTTCATCTTTTGATGGAGCTTGTCATTTTCGTCAAGGTACGTCTTTTCAGTCCACCGGGCAGTCCACGTCTTCCCACGCTGGTAGGCGCTTCCTTGCCCGTTCCCGCGTGCCCGGTTTCGCCGCGCTTCCTGTTTTTTTCCGCACCAGCAGCAGTAGGGCGCGCCGTCGGGGATTTCTTTTTTACACTTTATGCACTCCATGTTTCCCTCCACGTTCTTTTCGGATTGCATAGAAAGTAATTGCCGAAGCCAGCGCTGAACCTACGATCAGGGCAATGCACGCCCATGCAGCCACGGACAAATCTCCGTCGCGAATGAGACCTATGCTCCGAATCTGCGCATCCGCCACAAGGCAGGCAATCAGAGAAAAAGAGAGCAGCATACAAAACAGGGCGAGAACGTAACACATTGTATGCGTAGACCTTATCTGTGCGCTCTGCGCTGCTGCTGTTGCCTCCAGCTTGGCGTTTTCAATCTCGACATGGTGAATCTGCTCGGTCAGTTCTTCCGTGCTTTCTGCGGGCTTGACAAGCCCGAACAGCTCATCCAGCGACAGCCCGAGAACGTGGCACAGCGCGGCAGAGTTATATAGCTTTGGGTCTTGCTGTGTTCCTGCGCATAGCTTCGTCACAGCCGATCTGGAAACGCCGGATTCCTCGACAAGTCTGTCGATGGTGTAATGCTGATCTTCTTTCGCCCGCTTGATGTTCCCCTGATATGCAGAAATATATGGGGCGAGTTCCTGAATTGCTGACATGATATACCTCCATTTTCACATATATTTTGCTGATTCTTCCACCACTGGTATGATTTTACCAATTTGAGGGTGGACATTTCCGCCGCTTTTGCTATGCTGGTTACAGGCGCGTGAGAAAGCCCCACCGCCGGTGGAGCGACGGTGGGGCGATCTTAAACATTCCATTATATAAAATAGTCTGTCCCATAATTGCCGCTTACGAGGGTTACCGGACGAAGAAAATGCAAGGTGTTCTTTGTGGAAGATTCCAAATTGAAATTATTGAACGAACGTTCTAAAATATGGAGGTACACCAAATGCAGAGCATCAATATTCGCTTTGAAAACGGGAAAGTAAACATCATCGTAGACGGGGCGCTTTTCAAAGACATCCACAGTTTAAGCCTGGATTACATCAAAGGGGCTCCCATGCTCTTTGCCTGCGTCTCGGATGTAGGCGGCGAAAAGCGGGAGCAGTGGAACCAATGCCCGCTGCCGAACTGAACGCTTATTGCATATCGCGGGAATTGGCCGATTCCAGAACGGTTCCAGACTGATTTACAAACTGGACAGATACGTTATCCGCCGGAGTTCCGTTAAATGCGTTGTACATACCGCCGTACATATAAAAGGCCATAACCATAATGGACTCTTGTAAGCCAACAGTATCCGTGGAAAGTGTCACTGTAAACACGGTGTAGTCGTTGGAAGCGGAGACAGAAACGATATTTGGATAGTCAGAAGAATCAGCCATTTTTGCAAGCTCGGTATCGATGTTTTGCCGCAACTCTTGCATAAGGTCGTTGTGCTTGGATTCCGTCATGACGTATGTGGCAGAGCCGTCGGCGTTAATTTTGGCGGAGATAAATCCGTCCGCTTTGCTGACTTCTGCGTCAAGTGATTCCTGCGTCGTTCCTTCGTCGAGGAAGTCAGCGGGAACGGTAAGCTCAATCGTGCGTCCGGGCGTTTTTTCGGCGGAAATCGTTGTGGTGGAAGTTCCTTCTTGCGTATCCGTTGCCTTGCTTGTCGGTGAGGATACCGAAGCGCTTGCCGGAGAGGTCTGCGTGCTGCTCGGCGCTTTTTTGGGAATCAGAAGGACGGCAACCACAATGATAATGGCGATTGGGATTGCCACAATAAGCGCTTTTCCGAGCGGGTTTTGCTTCTTCGCTCGGCGCGCACCACAGGCCGGACACTTCTTCTCACTGGCGTTAATCTGTGTGCCACAAGAGCGACAGATAACTTTTCGGTTCCAAGTCCCGCAGTTCGGGCACTCTTTCATTCTTTCGTCAAACACTTCCCCACAACGAGGACATTTGACGGAATATACATCCTTTGGCATGGTACGAACCTCCGGTTTTGTAAGATACAACAATTTTACCACCAGAGTTTTACAGCCTCAAGGTCAAAATTATACAAAAAGAAACGATAAAATTTGGAAGATTGAAGAAGGAGGGCGCAAAATGATTTGTATTCAGGATGATATGTGCTATAATAATGGTGAAAAAATTGCGCCCACTACTAAAATCACAGAAGACCGTATCGAAATGATACGTGAAAAATTGAAGCGTGCAGTCTTAGAATTGACGCGGGAAGAACAAGAAGAACTTCTTTCTGCAATAAAAGGGGGAAAACTATGTTCACCACACGGAGCGAATTGAAACGACGCATTTTGGACCTTGAACGTGAACGAGACACGTTATTGCGCGAACAAGAAATTTCCAAGAATAGTGGGCTAGCGAAATGTAAGGGAATCATGTGCAGGAGCTGCGAACACGCCGTCTTTATTTCTACGGAACGTGGGTCAAACAAGTTGCTCGGGTGCGATCTTACGACGAACTGTGAAAATTATAAAAGACTTCCGGCGAGTGCAATCAAGGCTTGACAATCGACACGATAAGGCTCGAAATAGCAATCAGCGTCGTAATTAAGTATGGGACCCAGAAATTCCGCCCGTCACGCCTTCTTTGATCTACATAAGCGCGACCGGCGTATGTGATTTCGTAGCCAAATTGCTTGTGGTCTCCAACCTCATTGATGGACTCTCCGGATTCCCAAGTGGAAATAAACTTCTCAGAACAAAGAGCGGAAACACACAAACTGCTGCTTTCTCTTTCTTCTTCGTGTGTTTCTGACTGAATTTCGTCAAAAGTCAACCGATCTTTTTTGTAGAAGAGGGCTAGAAGTTTGTAAGCTTTTTTATCAAGCATAGTCAACCTCTCTGGCTTTTCAAATACCGTATATATTTAACGGTCTCTGCGATTTCCTCCATAGAGGCGGAATCAAGAAAATCAAATATTTCCTGCACAACAGGACTCACCGCCCCATCCTTCGGGATGGGGTCTTTTTTTATGCCCGCAGACGGGTCACCGTAAAGCAAGTACTCAACAGAAACATTGAAATAGTCTGCAACCTTTTTGACTTTGTCTGGACTGGGCGCGTGGTCATCCCACTTTGCCATTGACCCTCGTGTAAGACCGCATTCCTGCTCCAACTTGTTAATAGAAAGCTTTTCGTGCTGCTTTCGAAGTTCACCGATTCTGCCGAGTATTGACATAGAATAGCCCTCTAAGAAATTTACGAATAAATTCGTAAAAACATCTTGACAATTACGAAAATATTCGTATAATGAAAAGTACAAACAGGTGCAACAAGCCAGCCACAAAGGAATTGCCCCTGTAGCGGAAATGTTTACTTTTGCTGACAACGATAGTTTAGAACATTTTCGCAACTTTGTCAATAAGGAGGGAGAAAATGCTCTTAGAAAACATCAAAAAACTTTGCGCATCACGCAATATTTCGCTTTCTGCACTTGAAAAGACACTTGGCTTTGGCAATAGCACGATTGCAAAATGGGCGGATTGTAGTCCGACAGTCGAAAAACTATCGCTCGTTGCAGACTATTTCGGCGTATCGGTCGACTCGCTGTTACAGAAGCCGAGAAAACGGAAGGAACCTTGAGCCTTGCAAAAGAGGCTCAGACGGAAAAGGAGGACGTATGAAAAACACAAAGCCCAGCAACACAGAAGAAATGCTCGAAAAGCAGTTGCAGCTGCTTTTCGAGCATAGCCAGAAACCAGACATCAGCCCGGAATCCCTTGCAGAATTGACAAATCAGATGGTCAACGTTGCAAAATATCTCGATTTTGGGCGTTAAACCATCCGCTGGTCTTCTTTTCCCGATGCAGCTTCGAGATTTCGTAATAAGCTTTCAAATACAGTTCGTAAATCTCTGACGGGCTTTTGCCAGTGAGGTCTTGCCGTTCAACATACAGATATGCGGTTGCCTCTACAGCATCTTTTGGGAAAGAATTCAGTTCAACACTATCAGCCACTTAGTTCACCTCCTTTCAGCTGAATCATAACACAGCGCGGCGGAAGGTGCAACCAATGAGGCCGAGACAGCATGAATCACATAGGCAAGTGTGGTAGTGCTTGCGGTAATACCACGGTATTACCTTTAGGGAATGGAAATGGAATAGATAGTATTTCTGAAAAATTATTAAACAGAAATGGAGGGATAACGATGGTAACGCAAAATCTGGCGGAGCTGATGTCTTCGGAATCGGACATGATCAACGCGGACGTTGCGGCAAAGATTCTCGGTTGCAGCCCACAGTGGCTGCGGATGATGGCGCGGGAGATGCCAGAACGGCTTGGCTTTCCAGTGTGCTGCCCGACACCGCACCGGGTAAAAATCCCGAGAATCCCATTTATGCGCTTTCTCGGATTGGAGGTAGACGCATGAAAGACTTCTTCAAAGACTACTTCCGCCGATTTCTGATCGGGGCTGCGGTAGTCGTAGCTTCGGCTGTAACTGTCGGTTTGGCGATTCTGACAGCATGGCTGGTAGTCGGCAACGGAGATAGTCCACTTTTTTACCTCGTTGTGTATGGAGTCATCTTGATTATTGTGCCTCTGATTGGGGCGTTTGCAAAAATCTAAGAACAAACGAAATGGAAGGAAACGCAAATGAAAGTCAGATTAACATTTTTGGAGCCTGTGCTTGGCACGTGGCCGAGCAATGAGAACGTGGCGCGGGATTTCATCGCATCGAAAGCGCCGGACGCTTCTACCATCGAAGACGAGATCGCGGCTTTGGGCGCGGACGTGGTGGCTGACAAGGGAATGACGGTATTTCCCCGCGCGAACGGCTGCCCGGTTCTGTATGACTACCAGATCAAGGGGTTCTTCAAGGACGCATGCGGTATGCTGACAAGAGTCAAGAGCACGAAAAGCTCGAGCTTGAAAGCTTACAAGAAGATCATCGACGGTTTGATTTTCGTCGAGCCGCGGCACATCCCAATTCAGGTCAGCGGCGAGATCGGCGAATGCCAGCGGCCTTTGAGAGCACCGACCCCGCAGGGCGAGCGTGTGGCGCTTGCGAACTCGGAGGAGATTCCGGCGGGCAGCACGATCGAGTTTGAAATTACGATGCTGGATGAAAAGGCGCACAAGGATATCGTCCTGGAATGGCTGGATTACGGACGGCTCAGAGGCATTGGCCAGTGGCGGAACTCCGGAAAGGGACGGTTCACTTACGAAGTGCTCGATTAAGTGCGAGGGCATAGATGGGCCCGGCGGCGAAGGGCAATGGAGTTGCACGGCCCCGCACGGCACGGCGCAGCAACGGCAAAGTAGGGCAACACGATTCACAGCGAAGGCATCGATAAGCTACGAGCGCAGAGGAGAAGCCGCGAAAGGCGCAGAGGAGCAACGGATAAGCGATGAAACGCAGAGTGTCGCGAGGGAGAAGCATGGCAGTGATTGGCGAAGAAAGGCATTGAACGGCAACGGCGTGGTGTTGCAAAGCGTAGCAATGGCGTTGTGTTGCAGCGTAAAGTACGGCAAAGGCTTCGACTGCTGTGTGTAGCGAGGGCATGACTTGGAGCTGCGTAGCGAAGCAAAGGCTTGGTGGTGCAACGCAAGGTGAGCAACGGCTTTGAATGCAATGTGTGGCAACGGCACTGTAGAGATTTGATGTGCCTCGCAAAGGCAAAGCACAGTCTGGTTTCGCGGCGGCATGGGATGCTATGTTTGCAACGGAAAGGCTAGGCTAAGCGACGCGAGGGCGATGGACGGCTCGGCCAGGACTGGCGAGGCAAAGGCGAAGTAAAGCAAGGATTGGCAACGGCGTAGTAACGCGCGCTTTGCTTCGACAGGCGAGGGCTGAGATGGGCATTGATCGGCATGGCAAAGGCAATGTAAAGCTCAGCAATGCGTAGCGGCGGAAGGGCTGCGAAGGGCTCAGAGACGCAAAGGCTATGCAGCGAACAGAAAAGCCCCACTCGGCAAGGAAGATTATTTAAGGAGGATGAGAAAATGAGTGACGTTGAGATTATCACGGAGTTAAACCACCGGGCGGCGCGGGAGCGCGAGCTTGGCGAAAGGTGGGACGAGATCGTGCGGCTTCGCAAGCGGCAAAAGAGCCTGATGAAGATCGCGGAAACAGCCTGCTTCTCCGTGGCGTGTATGCTGCTGGGCGGGACGGCTGTCATGCTGGGCTTCGGCCTGTTCCGGGCGGCGGTCACGCTTGGAGGCGCGGCGGCGTGCTTCTTCGTCGGCGCGGTGCTTACGGGGGCATGATATGGAGCACCCTTGTGAGAGCTGCACGAAGGGACGCGGGGAGAATTGCATGTGCAACAGATGGCGGGAGTGGTTCCGCTACACATGCGCGAATCCGCCAGAAGCGCCGCAGGAGCAGAAGGTCACGTACCGCGATATCGTGTTCTGGACGGTGTTTACAGAAGCGTGGAGGTGAGCATGAAGCAGACGGAGAGAATCCTGCAATATATGCGCGACTTCGGCAGCATTACGCAGCTGGAAGCGATTCGGGACATCAGCTGTATGCGTCTGGGGGCGAGGATTTTTGATCTCAAGCGCGAGGGTTACGCGATCAAGAAGGAAATGGAAACGAGCAAGAACCGGTATGGCGAGGATACAAGCTATGCCAGATACAGGTTGGTGGAATGATGGAAGACAAACAGCAAGCGCCGTGCATGTACGATGTGTTCGGCAATGAGATTTATGAGGGCGGCGAGTATTGGGTCGGAGACGAAGGGAACATGGCTGATCTGACAGACAGAGAGGACCGTGACCCGAACAACCAGATTATCGCTGTTCTGGTAGAAACACTTGGCACAAGGCACATTTTGGAGGAACTTGGCTATGAAAAAAGGACGTTCCGGCGTTGATTATATTCCGGTCGAAACGCGCGTCAGCGTCTATTTCGATCAGGACCACATCTGCTGCCAGTTCTGCCCGTTTTTCGAGACCTACAGCCGGAAACAGTGCAGATTGACAGGGGAATATATTGTCAACGAGTTTGCCCGCGGCTATTGGTGCCGATTGGAATTGGAGGGGTTATATGACGATCAACGAGAAACTGATTCAGATTCAAGCAGAACTGAAAGCGCCGAAGGATAAGACAAACAACTTTGGCGGCTACAAATACCGCAGCTGCGAGAGCATTTTAGAGGCGGTAAAGCCGCTTCTGAAAACCGTTGGCTGCACGCTGACGATTTCGGACAGCATCGCGGAAACCGGCGGGCGAATCTACGTCATGGCAAGAGCTGAACTGTCAGACGGCGAAAGCAGCGTCATTACAACAGCTTTTGCCCGCGAACCGGAAAGCAAGAAGGGTATGGATGAGCCGCAGATTACCGGTACAGCTTCATCCTACGCGCGGAAATATGCACTCAACGGCTTGTTTGCTATCGACGATACAAAGGACGCCGACACAGACGAATACCAGAAGCAGACCGCACAGCCGAAAGAGAAGCAGCAAGCCCAGACAAAGGATTTGATTTGCGCGGATTGCGGCGGGGAGATCACGCAGGTTGTTGAGGGAGGTTCTCAGTTCAGCGCAAGGGCAGTGGCAGAGAAGACGAGAAAGCGCTTTGGCAGATGCCTTTGCTGGAACTGCGCGAGTAAGGCATGAGAGAGCTGAATGTCGTTGAAGCTTCGTGGAGCATGGACGCGGCGGGTAGCTGGCTGAAACTACGGCCAGAGATGCCCGGACAAGCCCAGATGGTTGCCGGGGAGATTGACCCACAGAAGAAGTACACGGTCACGATCAAGGAGTTCCGCAAGAAGCGGAGCTTGGATGCAAACCGATATCTCTGGGTGCTTTGCAATAAGCTTTCGGTCAAGGTTGGAATTCCACCGGAAGAGGTCTACCGGCACTATATCCCGGACGTTGGCGATAACTCCGATACGATCTGCATTCCGGACGCAGCGGTCAAGCGGTTTCGAGAAGGCTGGGAATCGCGCGGTCTCGGATGGTGTACGGAGATTATGGCGTCAAAAATTCCGGGCTGCACGAACGTCATTTGCTACTACGGCTCAAGCACCTACGACACAAAGCAGATGGCGCGGCTCATTGATCTGGTCGTCGAGGACTGCAAACAGCAGGGCATTGAGACGCTGCCACCGGAAGAACTCGAGCGTATGGCGCTGGAATGGAGGCAGGATGAGGAAAGAAACGAAGGCGACAAAGATACCTGAGAAGGTCAAGAAAGCCGTCTGGGCGCGCGACGGCGGGCGCTGCATCGTCTGCCTCCGCCCCGGCAATCCGTGGTGTCATTACATCCCACGCTCGCAGGGCGGACTTGGCATCGAGCAGAACATTGTGACGCTTTGCGATAAGTGCCACAATGACTTTGACCAGACGGAAAAGCGAAAGCACATGAAAGAGTACATCAAATGGTATCTCAAAATGATATACCCCGATTGGGAGGAAACGAAACTGATTTATAAGAAAGGAACGTAATTATGGAATCCTATGTAAAACTGAGTACGGAAAAGTATGAGGAATTGGCGAAGAAGTGCCTGATGCTCGACATGCTCGCTGAATCGTATAAGAAGATGCCCTCGTATCGTTTCGATGACGTCCTGGAAGTCTACTTCGGAAAGCGGGAAACGGCCAAAAAGGAGGACGAAAAGTGCTGAACCACATTGTTATTATGGGCAGGCTCACGCGTGACCCGGAGTTGAGAAAGACGCAGGGCGGAACGTCAGTCGCGTCCTTCACGCTGGCGGTCGACCGGGACTTTACGCCGGAGGGCGGCGAAAAGAAGACAGACTTTATTGACTGCGTCGCATGGAAGGGAACGGCGGACTTTGTAAGCGGATACTTCTTTAAGGGAAGTATGGCGGTCGTGGACGGAAGATTGGAACTCAGAGACTGGACGGACAAGGAGGGCAACAAACGCCGGTCTGCTGAGGTCGTGGCGAACTGCGTTTACTTCGGCGAAGGCAAGCGAAACACCGAACCGCAGAACCCGGAAAACCCCGGCGGGTTTACGATGATGGACGACGATGACGGCGATCCGCTGCCGTTCTAAGGCGGTGGCGGGATGGCAAACAACAAAGACCCTGCCGTCTTGTTTTACACGTCGGATTTCCTATCCGGCTGTGCCCTGATGGATATGCGGGAGCGTGGGCAGTATATCACGCTCCTGTGCCTCCAAAGAGAGCGCGGGCATATGACGATGCAGGAAATCATACGGGCTGTCAAAAAGCCATCAGACGAGGTTATGAGCAAGTTTCAGAAGGATGAGGACGGCAAGTACTTCAATCGCCGGATGGAGCTTGAAATCGAAAAACGGGACAAGCATTGCCAGCGTCAAAGGGAGAACATCAGCAAGCGTTGGAACAAAGAAAATGATAACTCTGGTATGGCTGATGGTAGTGCTTGCGGTAATACCACGGTATTACCTTTAGGAAATGGAAATGGAAATAGAAAAGAGAGTAGTTCTATTTCTGAGAAGAAACGTAAGAAATTTATACCACCTACGTTGGAAGAGGTTTCCGCATACGCGAAGGAGCGTGGAGCCCCGAATCTGGCACAGAAATTTTTCGACTATTATTCTGCCGGAAATTGGGTCGACGGGAAGGGCGATCCCGTACGGAACTGGAAGCAGAAGTTCTTGACGTGGGAATCGAAAGAACATGAGAAGGGCACGCCATCACAGCCAGGGAAGAAGCCGGGGTACAACGTGCAGCACCACGGGGACGAGCTGTCCGATGTGCAGCGGGCGGCGATCCGGCAGATGATGGAGGATGGGGCATGAATACTTGGATCGTCATTCCGGATATCATTTCCGGGCTCTATCCCCGGCTGATGCCGGAACTGGGAAAGCCTATCCGGGCGAAAAAGTACCCGCAGAAGAACAAGAACATGACGTTTTATCTGGTCAGCGTCCGCGACCCGGAGGAAGGCAGAGACAAGAAGATCGTCATCCGCGCGCCGGAGTGCTGGGAGGCGGAAGTGACGGTGCAGGTCAGGAGGAAGACATGGTCAGGCAAAAATACGCCGGACCATGCGGCAGGGATTGCCCGCGACGCGAACCGGGCTGTGGGGCTACCTGCGAAGCGTGGCTTGCCTATGAGGCTGAACGGAACGCGGGATACGACAAGCGCGCCGAGATCATCGACATAAGCCAGATGACCGATGGCGGGGCGAAAAACTGCCGGAGGGCGGCAAGAGCAAAAAGAATGGGGAGGGAGCATTTGCGATGAAAGTTCTCGTTGCCTGCGAGGAATCGCAGGAAGTCTGCAAGGCGGGCGCTGGACCATACGCCATCGCACAACGGAATTGTCGTGGATAACAATTTTACGCGGGCGCTACGCGCCGATGCAGAAAGGATGAAAGCAAAAACATGAGTTATTTTGAGGAATACGATGATATGTTCTCGGAGCAGTCAAAGGCGGAGCAGATCATTGAGGACGCAAAGGCGGAACTCTGGAATGCACTGACCGAGGAAGTCAAGCAGCTGATGGACGATGCCAACGAGGCGAAGACGAAAGCCGATGAAATCAGAAGAGAGGTTTCCAGCCTGAATTGGCAGAAAGCGCAGCTTGAGGAAGAAATCAAGCAGCTTCGTGAGCAGAAGGTCTATGTCGAAGCGCACGAGGTTCCGGCAAGGCAGGTCAAGGCAATCGTCAACCATCTGACAAAGGACTTCCGACCCGGCGATGAGTGCTGGGTGATCGGTTCGAAATACGAACGGCATACCTGCGAGAAGTGCGGCGGCAAAAAGAAAGTGTCGGCTGACATTGGCGGGGAGACGTTTGAAATTGACTGCCCCACGTGCAGAGGCTACGGAACCGTTTCAAAATCAACGTATTTCCCAAAAAAGTCAAAAATCACGAAAGTCAGGATGTTGCTCTGCTTCGATTCTAGCAACCGCATGAATATATGGAGTACGGAAACGTTGAATGTTGACGGTAGCAATGACCGTAACAGAGCGGGTTCCGTATTCAAGACGGAAGAAGAGGCAAAAGCGGCGATCAAAGAAAGGTACGGGGACGAAAATGGATGATTTTCTGAGATTCTTCGACAAAGGGAAAAAGTTCAACGAATTTTGGAAGGAGACGACATGACAGACAAGGAAATTATACAGGCGCTGCGGATATGCTCCCGCAGAACAGACGCACAAACTTGTGCGGAATGCCCATTGTTTGACAGCGAGGATTGTAGGGGCGACATGATGGTTGGTGCAGCTGACTTGATCGAGCGCCTGACCGCCGAGAACACGGCGCTGCGGGAGAAGGTGCCGCAGTGGATCAGCGTGGAGGAACGGAGGCCGGAACCGGGAAAACGCGTCCTTGCTACGGACGGCGTGTTTGTCGGCGAGGCGTACCGCACAAGCGCGGATACATGGAGAAGATATGACGGAATAGCTATGCGGGACTGCCTTGGCAGTGTAGTCACACACTGGCTGCCGCTGCCGGAAGCGCCGGAGGGAGGAGACAAGGCATGATAAGCTGGGCGAAAATGCTGGGCATCTGTGGGATTTCGCGCAGGCTGCGGAAAACATGACGGTCGGACGGTTGAAAGAACTTGCCGAGGCCGACAAGGACGGGCGCGTGGTGGTGCTGCCGTGCAAGGTGGGAGATACAGTGTGGATTGTAGGCGCTGTGAGAAAATTGTATAGCGCAAAAGTTCGGACGTTCTTCTGCGGGCATCCGTCCGCAGTGCGCGGACGCGATCCAGATGGGCATATTCACATGATTCGCACAACAGAGTGTGATATCCCGATGCAAGAATTTGGAAAAACCGTATTTCTGTCGCGCGAAGAAGCCGAGAAGGCTTTGCAGAAAATGGAGGGCAAGAAGGATGGCAAGGATGATAGCTAAACTTGTTGCATGCCACCTGATCGGAGACTATTGTTTGCAGGGCGATTTTATCGCAAGGACGAAAGGCGAGAACTGGTATCACCTGTTTATACACTGTTTTCTTTACGTCATCCCTTTCTGGGTAGCTTTTGGGTGGGGCCGGAGCCTCTGGGTTTTGTTTTTTTCGCATGCGATTGTTGATGTGCTGAAAGCGAGATACCACAAGATATCGTACTGGCTCGATCAGACCATCCATTATGCCGTATTGGCAGCATACTTACTCTGGAGGTGGGCGTATGGGTCAACATAAGCACAACCCGACCGCTATTGCGGCGGCAAAGGGCGAGCTGCCGCCGAAGAAGCGGGAGCGGCGGCTGACCAAGCGCCAGCGGGAACGGCTTTTGAAAGCAGAGATCTTGCGTAGATGTACACCGCTTTACGCCTTTAGTCCGGAAATGCAAAGCAGAATCGTAAGGGAGTATTTGGCTTATGACTGATTACATCAAGCGCACAGATGCGGTTAAAATCGCCGAAAAGTACGGACTTGCGAACGGCTCTGTATTGGGACGGCATACCGGACTGGCGGATTGCATTGCAAGAGATATTTCGGATTTGCCCGCCGCTGACGTTGCGGAGGTGGTGCTGTGCAAAAATTGCAAGTGGTTTGCGGACAACAACGGTGGAGAGTGGTATGGCTGCAAGATGTTTCATGTCGTTCGGATTACCCCAGAGGACACACCGAAACCTGACGATTTTTGCAGCTACGGAGAACGGAGGGAAGAATGAACACACACATTACAAACATCAAGGGAGACTGGCAGGAGATTCAAGACGCTTCTGGATATAGTGTCAACCGAGATGGACAAATCAGAAACGATAAGACTGGTAAGATTCTGAAACCGTTTGGCAGCAGAGGGAAATATCTGGGCGTTGGGCTAGGAAGAGCTGGGTACCGAAGAGTACATCGTATTGTAGCTGAAACGTTCATTCCAAACCCGGAGAACAAGCCGCAAGTCAACCATATCGACGGAGACAAGGCGAATAATAGGGTTGAGAACCTAGAATGGTGCACTTTGAGCGAAAACCAGCGGCACCGTTTCGATGTTCTTGATAAGCATTTTTCAAAGGAAAAAATGGAGGCCATAACAGAACTTGCAGCTATCAAAAACCGCAAGAAGGTCCGCTGCGATGATACTGGCGAAATTTATTCCAGCATTAGGGCGGCAAGTGTAGCAACCGGAATCAGCCGTGCGAATATCTCAAATTGCGCACATGGGCGGTATAAACAGGCTTGCGGGCAGCATTGGAGTTTTGTATAGGAGGGAATTTTGAAGACAGAAATCATCAAAGTAAAAGGAGACTGGCAAGAAGTTGTAAACGATTGCCGGGCAACTGTAAAAAAGCCGCCTCTTGGGCGTGAACCGAGTGCTGAATGGAAAAGGGCAATCCTAATCGCAGAGCATGACCCAATCCGAGATATTATCATCAAATTTCGATGGAAAGATATTAAATATTGGGTTGCCATGCACTGGAAGACGCATATTTGGAGAAGCCGGGTTGATTCCCAGAGAAACGACAGGCAATCGAAGTACGACCGCAATAAGGCGCCTCAGGACGCTAGGGTTGATTTTATTGGGGACCCAAATATTCAAAATCTGATTGATACCATGCGCAAGCGGTTATGCAGCCAGGCAGACCCGGAGACGCGCGCGTATGCCGAGGATTTCAAAGCGGCGCTGCATGAGGTGCAGCCGGAAATCTCGGACGTGCTGGTGCCAAACTGCGTTTATCGGTGCGGCTGCCCGGAAATGCAGACGTGCGGGAGGTACGAATGGTGGCTGAAATTTCACCCGGACATTGCAAGCACGGACATTCAGAAGCGGTATAACACTTACAATGAACTGTTTTGGAAAGTGAGGGAGAAGCGTGGGAACGATACTGGCGATTGACCCGGGGAATATGGAATCCGGGTATGTCCTCGTAGAGCACGACGGGCAGGAAATCCGGAAAGTGCTGGACGTGGGGAAGATTCCGAATGACGATATGTACAACGTGCTTTGCAGTCCATATGACCATCTGGCAATCGAGATGGTGGCGGGAATGGGCATGCCGGTTGGGCAGGAAGTGTTCGACACCTGTTTCTGGATTGGCCGGTTCTGGGAGTTTGCGAGGGTATACAGCATGGGCCACCCGCCGCAGAAAATATACCGGAGAGAAGAAAAGCTTTACTTGTGCGGCCACTCGCAGGCGAAGGACGCGAACATCAGGCAAGCCCTCGTCGACCGCTACGCGCCCGGACAGCCGAACTACGGCAAGGGAACAAAGAAGAATCCCGGTTTCTTTTACGGGTTCGCAGCGGACATGTGGGCGGCGATGGCGGTAGCTGTGACATATTTCGATAAGTACATAAGGGGGATACAGCTATGATTTGCCCGGGCTGCAACAAAAAGATGCGGTGCATGAACAGCAGACCGACCAGCGAGCGGATCATCAGAACACGAAGATATTTATGCGAAAGCTGCGGCGAGGTGCGCTACACAGTGGAAATTCTAAAGGAAACATACAGCGCGCTTTCGGCACAAAAATTGAAGGAGGTAACGAAAAATGGGCATGAGTGAATGGGCAAAACGAGAAGTTGAAATTGCGTGCAAACAAGAGCGCGTCGGAAAACCAAGCGACGAATGGGCTTACGGTTGTGCTTGCTATAAAAGCGCCTTAAAAGCGTTTGAGAGTCTGCTTGAAGATGACCACAGCGGCCTGAGCATGTCCATTACAAAGCAGGTTTTGAATCGCCTAATTGACGGCAAACCGCTTTCCCCGATTGAGGATACGCCAGACGCATGGAATGAGGTCGGTTGGACGGATAAAGAACACAAATACACATGCTACCAGAGCAAGCGCATGAGTGACCTGTTTAAGTATGTATACGACGATGGGCATATAGAATACAGCGACATCAACAGATTCATTTGCAAAGATGAGCCAAGCGGTACATACTGGCACAACAGTTTTGTCGCAAATATTTTAGGAGAATTATTCCCGATTACATTTCCGTATACACCATATAACAAGCCGATTATTGTCCACCAGACGACGGTATTGGTAGACCCCAAATTAGGCGACTACGATACAATGGCAATTTGGAGCGCTGAGACACCGGATGGGAAAAGAAAGGAAGTAGGCCGCTTTTTCAGGGAGTCCAACGGGAAGTGGCTGGAAATCGATAAATCGGAGTACATGGAGCGTTTTGAAATGGAGGGACGCAGACTTGGAAAAGATTAAGGGAGCAAAATACGACGACAACAAACCTCGACCGTCTACTGTCCCCGTAGAAGCCATCCTTGCGATACTGGAAACGCGCATGTACGGCTTTAACAAGTACGGCGATGCGGAGGACTGGCGCAGCATTGAGCCGGAGAGATGGCACGAGGCGCTTTTAAGGCACGTTCTGGCAATTTGGGAAGACCCAACGCACATTGACGAAGAATCCGGGCTGCCGTCGCTGTGGCACGTGATGACAAACGGGGCGTTCTTGTGCGCGTGCTTGAAGGACAGCTTCAAAAGGGAGACAGAACAATAATGGAGGACATTACAAAGCAGGAGTATTCCGCATGGCTGGAAGAATCCCTAAAAACTGTGTTAGATTTCAAGCCCTCATCGATCTGCATTGTTGCTACTGCGGAGGATGGGACAACAAAGACAGGATATTTCAATTCGACGGGGCAAGACAAAGCTATTTTTGCCGCTAACATTATGAGCGACGTTGTAATGGATATTGTCAAAATCAATGCAGAGGATATCAAGAAAATATTGGGCGGAACAGAGTAAGGGGGCTGATACGGTGAGCAAACCGCGCTATGGGTGGTGGGGCTACGCAAAATGGATGGTACGAAGCTACAAGGGCGGTACGCTTATGACGCGCGAGGAAATCGACGCGGTAGATGCTGCTGTCGAGGAAACAAAGCAGCTTTCCGATGGTGCGGAACGGCTGAAGCTTATTGATCTGGTCCTTTGGAAGCGTACACACACCTTACAGGGCGCTGCTATGGTGGTATATGTTTCGGAGCGTACCGCGCAGGAATGGCATAGGCAGTTTATCTACTTGGTGGCAGAAAAACGTGGTTTATATTCAAAAGTTTGCGTAAGAGAGCCTTAAACATAGTGTATCGTTGAGAGCGTAGAGGTGTATCCTCTGCGCTTTCATCCTTCTTACGGCTACGCAGCGTACTGCGGAACCTCCTTTTTCTTAGCTCCACCGGAAACCGCAATCCGGTGGAGCGTGAAAAGGAAGATTGGAAGGGTGAATAAGGAGGGATGAAATGGAAGTAAAGAGTTTGAAATTAGATAGCATTACGCCTTATGGGAAGAATGCAAAGAAACACGATAAACGGCAGATCAACAACGTCGCGGAAAGCATCAAGCAGTACGGCTTTGTGCAGCCGATTGTAGTTGACCGGGACGGCGTGATTGTAATCGGTCATTGCCGCGCTCTGGCGGCAAAGAAGCTGGGCATGGAAGAAGTGCCGTGCGTATGTGTGGACGATCTAACGCCGGAGCAGGTGAACGCCCTGCGGCTGGTAGATAACAAAAGCAACGAGAGCGACTGGGACTTTGACCTGCTGGCGGTGGAACTGCCGGGGCTTGACCTGTCGGCTTTTGACTTTGACTGGGGACTTCGCGACGAGCTGAACGATTCCGTTGTGGAGGATGATTATGATCCTGTTCTTCCGGCAGAGCCTAAGAGCAGACTTGGCGATGTATATCAACTTGGAGATCATCGCCTTATGTGCGGGGATAGCACGTCTTTGACAGACGTACAGAAGCTCGTAGGGGGGGCACAGATGGACTTGCTTCTCACGGACCCGCCGTACAATGTGGACTATCAGGGCACCGCCGGTAAAATCAAAAACGACAACATGGAAGATACCGCATTCAGGCGATTTTTGACGGATGCGTTTTCTAATGCAGCAATGGTCATGAAACCGGGTGCACCGTTCTACATATGGCACGCAGACAGTGAGGGGTATAACTTTCGCGGTGCGTGTAAAGACGCGATGCTGCGCGTCAGACAGTGCCTGATCTGGGTGAAGAACTCCCTTGTGATGGGGAGACAGGATTTCCAGTGGAAGCATGAACCTTGCCTCTATGGCGAGAGCGAAATCGAAGAGGATGGGCATGAACCGTGCCTATACGGATGGACGGACGGAAAGAAGCATTACTTCTTCAAAAACCGAAAGCAGACAACGGTGCTTAATTTTGATAAGCCGGTAAAGTCTGCGGAGCATCCGACCATGAAGCCGATTAAGCTGTTTGATTACCAGATGCAATGTTCCAGCAAGCCGGGAGAGAATGTTCTTGACCTGTTTGCTGGCTCTGGCACAACGATCATGGCAGCGGAGCAGAACGGGAGACATGCGTATTGCATGGAGTTTGACCCAAAGTATGCCGATGTAATCATTGATCGTTGGGAGAAGTTCACAGGAGAAAAGGCGGTGCTCCTGAGTGACGGTTGAAGAGGCACAGGGAATTATTGACAAAACAACCAGCCCATATTTGAAGCGGGACATGGAGAAGTTTATCAAACGCCAGAGGAGAAAGGAGGGCGCGTATGGCACGACCAAAAAAGGAAATAGATCAGAAGCAGTTCGAGGCACTGTGCGGGCTTCAATGTACCCTTCTGGAAATCTGCGACGCGCTTGATGTAAGCGATAAAACCTTAGACGGATGGTGTAAGAGAACTTATGGGGAGCATTTCTCCGAAGTATTCGCAAAAAAGAGGGGTAAAGGGAAAATATCACTGCGAAGAATGCAGTGGAGGCTCGCCGAAAAGAACGCGGCTATGGCTATCTGGCTCGGAAAACAGTACCTCGATCAGAAAGACGTTGTGGAGCAAAACATCAACACAGAGTGCGTCAAGGTGATACTTGATGTCTGACATCCGCCTGTCTGAAAAAATAGGCTCTGCGTTCTACGGTGTGGCGCGTGACGTGTTTCAGCACGGCCACACGCACTATGATCTTAGTGGCGGGCGTGGGTCGTTGAAGTCCTCCACGGTGTCTGTACTCGTCCCCCTGCTGCTAATAAACAATCCGGGTACGCACGCGCTGGTGCTGCGTAAGGTGGCAAATACCATTCGTGATAGCGTTTATGCGCAGTACATATGGGCAATCGGAGAGCTGGGCATGGCGGCATATTGGGAAGCAAAGGTTTCCCCGATGGAGTTGATTTATAAACCTACAGGCCAGAAGATTATGTTCCGGGGTGCGGACGACCCAATGAAAATCAAGTCCATTAAGGTACCGTTTGGTTATATCGCTGTTACGCACTTTGAGGAAAAAGACCAGTTTGCCGGTCGTGCCGAAATACGAACAATTTTGCAGTCGACAATGCGCGGCGGCTCTAAATTCTGGAACTTTGAAAGCTATAACCCGCCGATCAGCCGGGACAACTGGGCAAACAAAGACAGCTTGGAAGAACGCGCGGACAGGCTGTGCCACAAGTCAACGTATCTTGAAGCACCGCCAGAGTGGCTGGGGCAGCAGTTTATTGATGAGGCTGAACACCTGAAAGCCACTGACGAGCGGGCGTATCAGCATGAATACCTCGGTATCCCGGTCGGCACCGGCGGCAATGTGTTTGACAGGCTCGAACTTCGGGAGATCACGGACGAAGAAGTTTCCCGGTTCGATAAAATCTATCAGGGCGTGGATTTTGGATGGTTTCCAGATCCCTTTGCATTTATCCGGCTGCATTACGACAAAGCAAGGGAGACAATTTATCTGCTTGACGAGATATACCAGAATAAGCTTTCGAACGAGCAGAGCGCGACGATAATCAAACAGCGCGGATATGGCAATGTGCGTGTCATTTGTGACAGCGCGGAGCCAAAGAGCGTGGCTGACCTCCGGGCAATGGGATTGCCTGCGTATGAGGCGGTCAAGGGACCCGGCTCGGTAGAATACGGCATGAAGTTTTTGCAGAGAAGAACGATTGTCATTGATAGAAAACGGACGCCACATGCCTACGATGAGTTCATGGGCTACGAATATGAAAGAAACAAAGACGGCGATATTATCAGCGGATACCCGGACGCGAACAATCATCTGATTGACGCGACGCGGTACGCCTTAGAGCCTGTGAGCCGTAGAATGGGAGTTATTGCATGACGGTTATCGATAAATTAAAGGAACTCGGGTATACGACAATCCCAGAGGAATTCTATACATACGTGTCCCTTTGGAAGTCGTGGTACGTCGGCAAAGTCAAGGGTTTCCATCAATACCGGCGATATAACGGACATAAGTGGACAAAGTGCAACCGTGCAAGTCTCGGCATGGCGAAAAAGGTCTGTGAGGACTGGGCGAACCTTTTGATGAATGAGAAAGTCCAGATCACGTTAGAAGGTCGGAAAGAACAGGACTTTATCGATAGAGTTCTAACGGAGAACAATTTCACAGTTAAGGCGAATGAGATGCAGGAAATGAAGTCGGCACTCGGAACTGTGGCTTATATCCCGCGTGTGGTTGGTCAGGCTGTCAACGAAAGAGGGGAGGTCGTTCCGGGCGATGTTTCCGGTATCGCTCTTGACTATGTGACCATTGAGCACATTTTCCCGCTCGCTTGGCAGAATGGATTTATTTCGGAGTGCGCGTTTGACAGCGTGGTCACGCGGGGCGGAAAGAACTATCTGTATTTGCAGATTCACCGGAAAGACGGAAACGGACTTTACGTCATCGAGAACAGCATTTACCGATACGAAAACGAAACGCTTGCTGACGCTTTGCTTACGGATGTCCCAGGGTTCGAGAGAATCCCGCCGGTCGTACATACAGGAAGCGACAAGAGACAGTTCGTCATCGACAGACCGAACATCGCAAACAATCTTGACTACCTGCTTCCGGTTGGTATCCCTGTGTATGCAAATGCAATCGACGTTCTTCGCGGCGTTGACTGTGCCTATGACTGCTACGTCAACGAGTTCGAAAACGGCCCGATGATGATGATGGTCAAAATGCCCGCCACAAGGTGGGAAGACGACGAACCGACGCTTGATGACAATGACCGGCGTTTCTATCTGCTTCCGGAGGACACGCAGCAAGGGAACGTGGTAGAGACGATTTCTCCGACACTCAGAACTGAGCAGCTGAATGTAGGCTTGCAAGACCAACTGAACGTTCTTTCCAGCAAATGCGGTTTCGGCGAAACCTATTACCGCTTCGACGGCGGCAGCGTAGCAACGGCCACGCAGGTCATTAGCGAAAACTCCACCATGTTCCGCACAATCAAAAAGCATGAGATAGTGCTGGAGCAAGCACTGATGGAACTGTGTCGCATCCTGCTTCGGTTGGGAAACACAGCTATGAACGCCGGGCTGAATGAAGACGTGGAAATCTCTATAGATTTCGATGACAGCATCATAGAGGACAAAGCTACCGATTTCTCCCGCGATATGCAGCTTCTCAGCGCAGGCATCATGAACGACTGGGAGTTCCGTATGCGCTGGATGAACGAGGACGAGGCGACCGCAAAGGCGGCGCTGCCGAAGATGCAGGACATTGTTAAAGAGCCGGAGAACGAGGTAGAGTGAGGTGATGGACGGTGAAAAAGTATCCGTTCTCACCTGCCATTTTAGACGCACTTCCAGAAGAACTTGCCGAACTATTCCGAGGCTTGGAAGATACGCTTCTCGATGAGATATGCAGCCGACTTGCGCTGAAAGATCAGCTGAACGAAGTGACTGTTCAGGCAATCAGAGCGCTTCGTTCGCATGGTATCAACACGAAGGAGATTGAAAAAGCAATCCGCAAGACCTCTGGAATTAGCGAGAAGAAGCTCAAGGAGCTTTTCGACGATGTTATTGCCAGAAACCAGAAGTATTACACATCGGTTATCGACATGGCAGGGCTGACAAAGCCTAATATTCTGGTGAACGCTGCGACAATCGAAGCAATCAGAGCGCAGACGCTTGATGAATTTCATAACATCACGGCTTCTATGGGATTTTTGGTGGACAAAGGCAGGACGATGCTTCCGCCTGCGCGTGCATATCAGTGGGCGTTGGATTCTGCTGTTATGCAGATTCAGAGCGGGGCGATCAGCTACAATCAGGCGATTAAGTCTGCGGTGCAACAGCTTGCAGGCGGACTGAAAGTCGTGAACTACGAAAGCGGACACGTTGACAACATCGACGTTGCTGTTCGGAGAGCTGTCATGACTGGCGTGAATCAGATTTGCGACCAGTACACGAACCAAAGCGCAGAGTACCTTGATACGAGATACTTTGAAGTGTCTGCGCACTCTGGGGCGCGTGACAAGCCGGGTGCTTCGCCGTGGTCAAGCCACAAAGAATGGCAAGGGAAAGTCTATTACCAGAGTAAAAGCGGCGAACCTGACCCGCTGGGGCTTTACGATGACCTTGTGGAAACGACCGGTTACGGATATGTTGACGGTCTGACAGGCGCAAACTGTAGGCATCACAAATACCCGTTTGTTCCAGGAGTTTCGGAGCGAACTTACACAGACGAACAGCTCGAGCATATCGACGATGGGCTCGGCTGTGAGTTCGATGGGAAGCAATACACTGCCTACGAGGCTACGCAGATGCAGCGACGCATGGAGCGGCAGATTCGAGCTCAAAAGAAGCTGAAAAATGCTTATAAAGCAGCGGGCTTAGAGAACGACGCAACCGCAGCAAACATCAAGCTTCGCCGCCTGAACACCAAGTATAAGTCTTTCAGCGAGACTGCAGGGTTACCGGAGCAGAGAGAAAGGACGAAAGTATTGTATGGTTGACGAAAATCTAAAGCAAGCCATCGAGCGGGCGCTTGCGTCCGGCTTCCGGGTGGAGCTGCTGCGAGACAAGGACGGAAGCATTATTGCGCAGACGATTCAGCGCAAACGGCTGAAATTTGAGTTTGGAGGTGGAAAACATGGCGGATGAAGGTGGCGTTTGGCGCACTATCAGTGGGCGGCGAGTTTTTATCAAAGATGGCCAGAGCCTGACAGATGCAATGCGCGAAAGCGGGAAGTTTGGGGAGGACAAAACCAAACTCTTTAACAGAACGGATTTCTCAACTGCAAAAAAGATTACAGAAGAAATCTGCAGCGAACAAGATTTTATGTATTTCGGTTTGCGTGTGCAGGAAGACGATACGGAAAAGATCGGCAAAACGATGAAACACACTTCACAAAATTTTGGCGGTGATTTTGACGATGCGGGCGCGGAGCCGGAAGACCTCGATGGCGTGTCAACGATTCGTATTGACCGGACGTCACAGGTGACGCAGTACGGTGGATACGAAGGACGCGTCATGTATTTGCTCGGAGCTGATGAGGGCGAAGACGGATACGACCCCGGGGAATTCATTATGAAGGACGCGCGAGTCCTTGCAAAGATGAAAGTGGAAAATGGAGCTCTCAAAATTACAGAAAAGGTAAAATCTGAAGACACCAAAATTTCTTCAGCTAAAACATCGGGTAGCCCTAGCGCAAGTTCATCGACTTACGCAGGTACGGCGACACAGGTAAAAGAATACCATTCTTTTAAAGCTGAAATGGAGCGTAAATATGGCGACCGTATTTGGTCAGATATGACAGATAGCGAGTACGACAGATACGAAAGGCTGGAACGTATCGCATATCGCGGAAAATGAAAAACGCAGCGGGGAATGACGCTGTGGAAATAGAAAGGATTTACAAAAAATGAAAGACGAAATTATGACTTTTGATGAAATACTGGCTGACCCCACTTACAAGGCGGAGTTCGACAGGCGAATCACAAAGGCACTTTCGACTGTTCAGAGCAAGCTTGACGCGGAAGTGGAGAAGAACAAGCAGTTTGCAGCGAACGGCAGCGCGGAAACGGAAGCGCTCAAAAAGGAGATCGAGGGCTACAAGTCCAAGATCGCCGATTATGACTACGCAGATGTGATCCGCAAGACGCTTGCTGAAAAGGGCGTGAAGTTCAGCTCTAAAGCTGCTGAAAAGGCATATTTGGCAGACCTAAAAGCAAAACACCTTGAAATCAAAGACGGTGCGCTTGACGGGTTTGACGAATGGCACAAGGCTCAAGTCAGCGCCGATCCATCTGCGTTCCAAGACGGCGTAAAAATCGACTGGTCTGCCGCTGTTGGCGGCGGCGAAAAGAAAACAGATACCAATGCCGCGATGAACAATCTGATCCGCGGCGCACTCAAGTAACGAAAAGGAGATCACAACATGGCAATTATTGATCGTTCCACACTTTCCGGCCTTATCCCGGAACCCGTAACCCGCGAAATCATGCAGGGCGCTATTGCCGAATCTGCCGTTCTTCGTATGGGCCGCAGACTGGCGAATATGTCCAGCAAGACGCAGACCATTAATGTGCTTGACGCACTTCCCTCCGCGTACTTTGTCAACGGCGAGGCCACTGACAGCGGCGCTGGTGAGGCATTCAAGCAGACCACGAAGATGGCGTGGGACAAGAAGAAGCTGCATGCCGAGGAAATCGCGGTTATCGTCCCCATTCCCGAGGCTGCTCTCGATGATGCGGATTATGACATTTGGGGCGAGGTCAAGCCCCGTCTGACCGAGGCTTTCGGCAAGGTCATTGACGCGGCAATCTTGTTCGGCACGAACAAGCCGAGCACTTGGCGCACTGGCGTTGTTCCTTCTGCCATCGCTGCCGGTAACGGCGTACCCGTCGGCACAAGCGTCTTTGACGACATCATGGGCGAGAACGGCCTGATCGCGAAGGTCGAGCTTGACGGCTTCAATCCGAACGGCGTTATGTCCGCTATCCAGATGCGCGGCAAGCTGCGCGGGCTGAAGGACACGACCGGTCAGCCCATCTTCAAGTCTGACATGCAGGGCGCAACGCGCTATGGTTTGGATGGTATGGATATGTACTTCCCGATGAACGGCGCATTTGACCCGGCACAGGCACAGATGATCGTCGGCGACTGGACGCAGCTGGTGTACGCCATCCGCCAGGACATGACCTTTAAGGTTTTCACCGAGGGTGTCATTCAGGACCCGAGCACGAAGGCTATCATTTACAACCTCATGCAGAACGATATGGTCGCTCTCCGTGCGGTCATGCGTCTCGGTTGGGAAATCGCAAACCCGGTCAACGCGTACAACGTTGACATTGCCAACCCGTTCCCGTTCTCTGTTTATGGAAAGTCTGGCACAGTATCTACGGTGGCTGTATCCCCTGCTACTGCAACCGTGAAGAAGGGAGCGAGCAAGGCGTTCTCCGCTTCCGTCACAGGTGAAGGTATTGTGAGCAGCGATGTCGAGTGGAGCCAGAATGGCGCGAAGTCTTCCATTTCGGAAAACGGTATCCTGACGGTCGCTTCAAATGAGACATCCACGAGCATTACCGTTACCGCAAAGTCCAAGCAGGACAGCACGAAGACCGGAACGGCCACTGTGACGGTAGGCTCGTAACTGAAAGGAGCTGGCGCAATGATATACGCCGATTATGAGTACTACTGCGATATCTACAAGGGAACGGTAGACGCTGACAGCTTTTGCAGATTGGCGACACGCGCCAGTTCCTTCCTTGACTACTACACGCAAAACCGAGCAAAGGATTTTGCAGAGCTGGATGCTGTGAAAATGTGCTGCTGTGCCTTAGTCGACCAGTATATGCTGATCGACACGGCGCAGGAGCTTGCCAGAAAGAATGTGTCCGCCGGGCTTGCATCTGATGAAGGAGAATTGCAGAGCGAGACTGTAGGCGGCTATTCCCGGACGCTTCGCAGCGGCGGTGATTCTTCCGTGTCTGCATTGAAAGCGGCTTCGGAGGCGAAGAAGGCTCTTGCAAGCGTAGCGCGTGAATATCTAGCCCATACCGGGCTTCTTTACAGAGGCAGGTGTTTTGCATGTACGCCCCCCACACTGTAACCATCTACAACGTCACGCAGGAGCAAGACCAGGATTTCAATGACACGCAGAAGCGCTATATCACAGTGATTCGTGGCGTAATGCTCCAAGCGTCGAAAGCTGCCAACGTCCGCGCGAGCGGGCTTGAAGGCGCAGACGCGGTGAATCTGTACATTCCGTTTTCCTCGCCAGCCGTAGACGGCGTGACAGGCGCGGAGAAGCGCTACGTCGGGCCGCAGGAGTTCTGGCGTGCAACCGATAAAAGCAAAATCTGGACGCTCTCCACGGACGGTAACGGCGGCACGACCTTCTTTGTGAAGGGAGAAGTAGTCGAGCCGGACAAGACGGAAGAACAGATTGAGATGCTTTACGACGATGTGTACAAAGTGACAAAGGTGGACATGAAGGACTTCGGAAGTCCGTCTATGCAGCACTGGCAGGTCGGAGGCACGTAATGCTGAAATTCAGTGTGAAAACCGATGGCTTTGACGAGTTGCACGAAAAACTCGCGCAGGCATGCACGAAAGCGGAGCATATTGTTGCGGTTCAGGCACGGAAGGACACAAGTCCGTATGTTCCGTTTTTGACCGGCTCTCTCGACCAGAGAACAATGGTGGACGGCAATGCGATCATCTATCCGGGACCGTATGCAAGATTCCTGTACTACGGGAAAGTCATGGTTGACCCGGAGACTGGCAGCACATACGCGCCAAAGGGCGGGACGAAGGTTCTGACAGACAAAAACCTTGTGTTCACGACAACCGGACACGCGCAGGCACAATCACACTGGTTCGAGGCTTCAAAGGCTGAGAATCTTGACAAATGGATTCGCGTTGCAGATAAGGCGGTGAAAAATGGGCTCTGAAAAAGAAAAAAAGCTTGTTTCTTCCGAGGAAGAACAGGACATATCCAGAAAAATGATGGTTTGGGTAAACTCGTTTTCGGATGACGATCTACCAGCTGCGACCATCAATTATGAGTTCCTTGCCGCCGATTCTGCAAGCGTGGCTCTGTCCGTGATTCAAGGAGCGTACATCACAAAAAGGTACTTGCTCGGCGGGCATGAGGCAGAATACCAGTTCAAGATCATAGCCCGTATCAAGCCGGGCGGGAGTAACGACAAGCGTCTGAAAGCTGATGCGGTACTGAACCGCTTCGGGGATTGGGCGATGCAGAATTATCCGTCTCTTGGAGATGGCGTTCGTGTCCGTCGTATGGAAGCGGTCAGCCGCGCGGCGGTATTCGCCATGTATCAGGGCGGATGGGAAGACCATCAAATCTTAATGAAGATGAAATATGAGGTGATTTAACTATGGCAGATATGACCTTTAACACCGTTGCTGGGCAGCCTGTAGACAGAGAACTTTTGATTCTTTTTGTGAATACGGGCACTGATTCCGCCGCCGTGTGGTCGCCGCTTGGGACGCGCGTCACGGATTCCAGCATGGAATACGACTGGCAGAAGGATTCCAACAAGGACATTCTCGGCACGACCAGAACCACGATGAAAAAGCCCATCATTACGCAGGACTTTGAACCGTGCGAACTCGATGCAGGAGATGTTGCGCTTACGCATATCTGGAACCTCGCCGTTAAGGAACAAAACGCGGCGGCTCTGGCGAATCAGGACATTCTTATCGTGCATCATTACGCAGGCACGAAGAAAACGGCTGTTTTCGCGGAGAGATACAAGGGCGCTGCAATCGAGGCGACAGGTCTTGGCGGCGAAGGCGGCGGATTTGTAGGTATGCCGCTTACTGTAACTCCGGGCGGAGAGAGAATCACCGGCACTGCGGCGGTTGGTTCCAACGGAGAAATCACGTTTACGCCGGACGCGGCATAAGGAGGGACGATAGATGGCGGACATCAAGATTGCAACTGGCGTTGAAAAAATCAACATCAACGACAAAGTAACGCTCGAGTTCAACCCGACAGACGCAGAAATTGTAGAGAAAATTTTTGACGTGTTCAACGGATTGGAAGATCGTCAGCGGAAATATCAGGCAGAAGTGGAAAAGAACGCGAACAAAAAAGAAATCTTTGAGATTGCGCGTCGGGAAAGTAACGAAATGCGCGATACGATTGACAGCCTTTTCGGGGTTCCGCTCTGCACGCCTCTTTTCGGCTCTATGAACGTCCTTGCACTGGCTGACGGTTTGCCTGTATGGAGCAATCTGATGCTCGGCATCATCGACCAGATCGACACTACTTTTGCGAGAGAACAGAAGGCTACGAACCCGAGAATCAAGAAATATATGGAAAGATGGAAAAAGTAATCTGGTCTTTACCGACATCGGTCAACGTAAACGGAACAGAATACGAAATCCGGTCTGACTATCGGGCGGTGTTGGATATCCTCACCGCCCTTGTTGATAGCGAGCTGGACGAGCAGGACAAGGCGGAAGCATCCTTGCGAATCTTCTATCCTGACTTCGAGGAAATGCCAGCCAGAGACTATCAGGAAGCTTTGAACCAGTGCTTCAGGTTCATAGACCGTGGAGAAGAACGCAAAGAAAAGAAGCGAGAACCCGTTTTAATGTCGTGGGAGCAGGACTTCGACATGATTATCGCCCCCGTGAACAGAATCGCCGGGTGCGAGGTTCGGGCGCTCGAGTATCTGCACTGGTGGTCGTTCCTGTCGTTCTATCAGGAGATCGGAGACTGCCTGTTTGCGCAAGTGGTTCGTATTCGAGACAAAAAGGCGCACGGGAAGCCTCTGGATAAGCAGGAACGGGAGTTCTACCGAAAGAACAGGGATATGATCGACCTGAAAGTTACATACACAGAGGCAGAGAAAGACGTTCTCGCCGCATGGGGCATTTCAAAATAAGGTGGTGAGAAAATGGCAGATGGAAGAATCGTTGTTCAAGCGGAGGTTGACGCAAAAAACGCGCAGAAGGAGCTTGATAAACTGACGGCGAAAATCGACAAGATGGAAGCCGAGCTGAAAAAAAGCACCGGAGAGCAAAGTGGGCTGAAATCTCAGCTTGACGCAGCGAAAGAATCTGCAAAACAGGCAGAAAATGCGTTGAAATCGTTGCGGGCGGAATCCGAGCGGCTACGGCAGGTCACGTCCGGCGAAGTGTCTGCGTCTCCGGAGGCTTATATCACAGCATACGGACGGCAGACAGAAGTTTCGGCGCAAATCAAAGAGCAGGAAGCAATATTAAAAGAACAAGACAAGATCGTTGAGAGTTTGGACGGGAAATATGCAAAAATCACGGACAAAGTGATCGCGCAGACTTCCGCTTTGGACGCGGCAAAGCAACAAGCCGGAGAACTCACGGAGCAAATCACAAGCGCAAGCGGCGCAACAGAGCGAATGGAGACCGCTGCGAAGAAGGTTTCCGACAGCATGAACACGTTCAGCAAGCGTGTTTCCGGGCTTTTTAAGCGCGTTCTTGTGTTCTCTCTGATTACTCGAGCGCTGCAAAGTCTTAGAACGTGGCTTGGGAAGACCATTATGCAGAACGAGGAAGCGCGCGCGGCGGTTGCGCGGCTCAAGGCAGCGTTTTTGACACTCGCGCAGCCGATTCTTCAAGTCGTGATTCCTGTTTTTGTGAAGCTTGTGAACATTCTGACACAGGTTGTCACAGCGATTGCAAAGTTCTTCGGTATGCTTTCCGGGAAAAGCTGGTCTTCGCAGAAATCAGCCGCACAAGGACTGAACGACGAGCAGAAGGCATTGGAAGGCGTTGGGGCGGCAGCAAAGGATGCAAGTAAAAGCATGGCAAGCTTTGACGAGATTAACCAGCTTACAGACAACACAGCGTCTGGCGCTGGCGGAGGCGGTGGCGCGGCATCAACGGAGATCGCGCCGGACTTCTCGAATCTCGACATGGCAGAGGACAAGCTCCACGATATTCTAGGCTTGGTAGGTGCGATTGCAGCCGGGCTTCTTGCATGGAAAATCGCGAGTTTATTCACGAACGACCTGAGCAAGATTTGGGGCATCGCCCTCGCGGTTGCTGGTGCGTTCGCGCTTGTATACTTCTGGTTGGATGCTTGGAACAATGGAATCGATTTACAAAACTTCCTCGGGATGTTGGCAGGTCTTGCTGCGCTTGCCGTTGGGCTTGCAATCGCCTTCGGGCCAATCGCGGCAGGAATTGCACTGGTTGTAGGCGGCCTTGCTATGCTGGTTGTCGGCATTAAGGATGTTATCGAAAACGGCTTTAATTTGGTCAATACGCTTACGATCATCGCTGGGCTACTTGCCGCCGGTATCGGCATTTCGCTTCTGACGGGTAGTTGGATTCCCCTTCTGATTGCAGGTTTCCTCGCCGCGCTGGTTGCGCTTGTGTCCTTCACCGGACATGGAGAAGAACTGATTCAAGGCTTAAAAAATATTATAGACGGTTTCGGGAAATTCTTCAAGGGCGTATTCACAGGAGACATGAAGCTTGCCGTAGAAGGTATTAAGCAGATCTGGGAAGGAATGAAGCAGACGTGGAACGCGATTGTAAACTCCATCAAGGATGCGTGGAACATGTTTATCACATGGCTGGAATCTAAAAACCCGTATCTTGCAAATGTATTTCGAATTGCTGGGAAGCTTGTATCTGACCTATACAACAGCATCAAGGAAATTTTAAAAGGACTTATTGATTTCATTACTGGCGTTTTCACGGGAGACTGGACAAAGGCATGGGAAGGCGTAAAGGAAGTCTTCAAAGGCATTTGGAATGGTGTTGTGGCGATTGTTGAGTTGGCTATCAATGGAATCATTGACGGCGTAAACCTGTTAATCTCCGCTCTGAACACGATTCACTTCGATATTCCGGACTGGGTTCCACTTATCGGCGGCAAGTCCTTTGGTATTAGCATACCGCCTGTAAGTTATGTAACATTGCCCCGTCTTGCAGAAGGCGCGGTCATCCCGCCGAACCGGGAGTTTATGGCGGTGCTGGGCGACCAGAAAAGCGGAACGAACATCGAAACGCCACTTGAGACAATGGTGCAGGCATTCAAACAGGCGATGAACGAATCCGGCGGACGGTCGCAGACGATCATCTTGCAGCTCAACGGCAGAGAGTTTGCACGGGCTGTCTATAAGGCGAACAACGAAGAGACGCAGCGTGTAGGCGTAAGGCTTGCGGGGGTGAAAGCATGACGAGCGTTTTGACCTTAGACGGCACGGCGTATCCGAACCTGCATGTAACCAGTCTGAAACGTTCTTTCGCGGTTCTGGACGGCGATAATGCGGGGCGCGTAATGACCGGCGCGATGGTGCGAGACATCATCGGCACGTTTTATAACTACAGCGTGGAGCTTGACCCGGTCGGAACTGACCCAGCGGAATATGACAGGTTCTATGAAGCAATCTCCGCACCTGTCGACAGCCATTCCCTCACCGTTCCGTATGCACAAGGAACATTGACCTTCGATGCATATGTGGCAAACGGAGACGATGAACTTTTGACGGCTTACGGGCAGAAGAACGAATGGGGAAACCTTACATTTAATTTTGTTGCGATGAAGCCGAAGAGGACGCCGCTATGAGTGTAAAAGTTGTGTATGAAGACGTTGCGGTCGGTTCTGCGGCGGCTGCGAGTGTGACAGCAAGCGAGGCTATGGGTATTTCAAAAACCTCGCTTCTGCCCTTCGGGGCATTCGAGGGGCCAGTGGCAACGACAGAGCAGAATCAATGGGTGCTGAACGGCACGCGAAAGCTAAAGCCAAAATCTGAGCCTGTCGGCTTCTGGTCGACACCTCGGAGCGGCGCAGACTGTACGTTCCAAACGCCGCCTACCATTGAGATATCCCTTGACGGGCAGTTTACGTCCCTCGGCATCTATTTCAAATTTGACGGGGAAACCGGGGACTATTGCAGCGACCTGAATATCACGTGGTACAACGGAACAACGCAGCTGGCCACACAGCAGTTCTTCCCGAACAGCGGAAATTACTTCTGTGAGAAAACTGTGGAACTGTATAACAAAATCAAGATTCAGTTCAACAAAACGAATCTTCCGAACCGACCCATTAAAATCTCCCTGATTCTTTTCGGCATCGTTCGAGAGTTCGAGCGGCAGGAGCTTCGGAGCGTTGAGGCAACCGAAGAACTGAACATCATATCCGACGAGCTGGCGATTAACACGCTGGATTTCACGCTGGACAGCATGGAAGATATTGATTTTATTTTCCAAGAGAAGCAGCCCGTTTATGCGTACAACGGAAAGACGAAAATCGGCACGTTTTACATCGACGAATCTACCCGCGTAAGCAAAAACGTATACAACGTTTCCTGCATCGACGCTTTGGGAATTCTGGACGAAGACCCATTCCCGGCTTTTGTTTATTCCAACGCCAACGCGAAAACGGTTTTAGAAAGCATCCTCGGCGGGTATTTCGTCTTGGAACTTTCGGAGGAACTACAGACCGAGAAGCTAACAGGATACATTCCTGATTGCACACGAAGGGAAGCTTTGCAGCAGGTGGCGTTTGCGCTTCGGGCTGTTGTGGACACCAGCGGGACAGGAAACGTGAAGGTATGGAGACTGTCTGAGGAAACACCGACGGAGATTCCTATGAACCGTCTCTACGTCGGCGGAGAGGTCAGCCAGTCTGCCATCGTGACCGAGGTAAGAGTTACCGCGCACACGTACAGCACGTCCGGGAGCGGAAGCGATACGATTGAAGTCGGCGGGAAAAAGTATTTCCACACGACGGCGGTCACGGTAAAACAGAACCCGAACATTACGGCATCCACGAAGCCAAACGTCATCGAGGTCAAGGACGCGACGCTTGTCAACTCGACGAATGTTGCAGCGGTGACGCAGCACGTCTTTGACTATTATATGCGGCGGCAGACGCACAGCGTTCAGATCGTCATGGACAAGGAGCTTCCCGGTGACTATGTAGACACCACAACTCCGTGGGATGACCACATTACCGGGACAATAACGAGCATGACCATAAAACTGAGCGGCATCGCGGCGTCTGAGTGCGACATCGTCGGAACGGGGGCTTCTGCATGAGAATTATGAAAACCTTGATTACAGACCGGACGCAGGCTGACGCTTCCTATGCTGAGAAGCTTTACAAGAAGCTGTGGAGCGACTTCACGGAGCAGGAAAAGACAGACTTTGAAGCTGGCTTGAAAGGCTCTTACAAAGCGTCTGACCTGAACCGCGTCGGCACGGCGCTTATCACCATCCGTGACCGGCTGAGAACACATTGTATCGACGTTCCGGCAGAAGTCCGGGAGGATTACGGTTCTGACGAAGTGCTCGACAAAGACGTCATGGACGCTTATATCGAATCCGCGAACGCCGTATACGACGCAGTTGTCAATCCCGCCCCGCGCCCTCCGGCAAAAATCAACGACCTAGATTGGGAAGGCGCGAACAACATTGAAAAGACGATTATCGCCGTAGATGACGTGTTGGAGAGTCGGGAGGTCGGCTGGGTTTACGCGGACGAGGAACTATACGCAGGAGACATGGGGGGATAACATGAAAGACCGAACTCCAAAATTTCCGGGGCGGGTAAAACTCAAGCCCGTTGCCGGACAGACAGATACTTACGACATGACGCGTGCAGACGACCCGGACGATACCGGCACGCCGTTCAACACGCGCACAATGCTCCAAGATTCCACGGGACGCTTTCTCCGCTTGCCGTATGCGAACCCGCTTGTCGACGACGCGTTCCGGCACATGGTCGACCGCATCGTACCCATCGGCACCATCCGGACGAGCCCGGCGCAGAGTCTGGGAGATGCGTGGTTGAAGTGCGACGGGAGCACAGTGACGTTTGAGAACTACCCGCAGTTGTGTTCTGTGCTGAGAAATACGGGCGGTGCGGTAACGTGGGATACGAATGCGTTTCCGGCATCTTACAATGCAAAAAGTGTTTCAAATACAGTGTATTTTGATGGGATGTGGTTTGTTTGTGTGCAGGTTGGTAGCAATTTCAAGATTTTGAAATCCAGCGCGGTTGGTGGAACGTTTTCCGAAGAGGCGACGTTTGCAGGAAGCGAAACTACATACGAAGGCATAATGTGCTCGCTCGCAGTATCTGATGATTATTGCGTGTGCGCATACCGTGTCGGAATAAACGTCAAGATTGCGGTTCGAGAAAAAGGGAACACAAGCTGGACGCAGGTGGGTGTTACACTCCCATCAGATAGCAAAGACGGTACCGGATTCTTCGGAATCGCTGAATGTAACGGGAAATTTGGATTTGCAATAGAAAGATACGGAAGCTCCACGGACGAATATTCCGATAAAACATATGTGGTTCTTTCGGATGCGCCTTTGGATTCTGGTAGCTGGCAGTATTCGATGATTACGAAAACTAACGATATCAGCGGGAATAAATTTTTCGGATATAAGTTCTCGAGCGCAAATGGAAAATGGTTCCTTTCGGCAATCCGACAGGAGACTGGAAGTTCTTTTAGCGGTGATGTAGAGCTGCACGTTGCAAATGGGAGTGAAACCAGCTTCACGAAAATAAAAACTCCTGTCAAATCAGTAGTCATGAAACGTTATTCAGCGTCAGAAGTTGTGTTCCTATCTGGAAAGTATTATTTTTTTGGGACTTACTATTCGCAGTACAACAGCGGTTCGGGAATATTTTATAGACCAGTGTCGACCGTTTATTCTTCCGAAAATCTCACAAACTGGGGTTCTTCTATTGTTACCGGAGAGAACAAACAGGCAACTACCCGCGTAAGTTACGCATCTGCATCGGAATCAACATTACTGGTTGCAACGCAAACAGAAGTTTGGACAACGTCCAGCCCAAATGATGGGTTCAACCAAGCTACTGTACCAACTACTGCGATTACCGCAGTGGCATTGCAGGGAATGACGGCGACGGCATCTTACAAAGGCGGTGTGGCGTATCACGATTACACATATGATTCGCGCCTCTTGCCTACCATCTCGCTTTCGGACGACACGACGACGTTCATCAAAGCAAAGAACGAGCTGGACGTATTTGAAGCGCAGCAGAGCGGGGGGTGATTAAGTGTTTCAGAAAATTGCAAACGCTTTATCGGTGGAAGTAGAGGGAACCAACCTGACAAAGGTGACAAAACTGGAATTTTACGTAAAACAGGCATGCCAGTTCTTCCAGTACACGCCGGTAGTCGTAGACGAAACGCACCTGCTGGTAAAAATCCCGTACGAAGACGCGATGCGCCTGCGACCGGGGGCGGTGAGTCTGCAATGCGCGCTGACGGACGCAGACGGAAATAAGCAGGCGGCGGAGATCGTTCAGGTGGACGTGAAGAGCTTCCTAAAGGAGGCGGGGTATGATTAAAATGACGCTCTCCCAGCCGGAGATTCGGATGCGGATTGAGCCCGCGAAGGTGGTCTACCAGGGCGGCGAGGCGTATGAGGGGGACTATGAGGTCGTGCCGAAGGCATTTGAGCCGGTTGTTTTGCCGACGAAAAACAAGCTGCTGGCGGACGATGTGACCGTCACAAAAGTCCCCTACTATGAGGTATCCAACGAGACCGGCACGACGGTCTACATTGCATCGGAGGTGTAAATTTTGGGCAGAAGTAAATTTATCTATGGCGGCGAGGTGCTGTTAGACCTGACCGCCGACACGGTAGAGCCGGGCAAAGTCCTGCTTGGCTTCAAGTATCACGGCTCGGACGGCGAGCTGCATACCGGCACGTGTGAATTTGACCTCGACACGTCCGGCGCGACCGTCAAGGCCTCGGAAATCCTCTTCGGCAAGACAGCAGGCGCAAGGGGCTCGATGATCACGGGCGAAATGCCGAACAACGGCGCGGTGGCCGCGAAGATCACGACGGTCAAGGGCGAGTACATCGTCCCCATCGGATACCACGACGGAAGCGGCAAGGTCGCTATCGACCCCACAGAGGCTGCAAAGCTCATTGCCGGGAACATCAAGGCGGGCGTGACGATTCTCGGCGTGACGGGCACGTACAGCGGCGAGGCCATCAAGGCGCAGACCAAGTCCGTTGAGCCGCTGACGACCGCGCAGACGATTTTGCCGGACCCCGGCTACGATTACATGTCGCAGGTCGACGTGGCCGCGATCTACTACAACGAAACGCCCAACGCTGCCGGCGGCGTGACCGTTACCATCGGCAAGAAGGCAGGAGCGTGAACGTATGGCGGCACCGGAAGTATCTGGGGGTAAAACCCCGAGAAACAAGGTGGTCTACGCCGGGGAAACGCTCATCGATCTGTCTGAGGACACCGTCACTCCTGCGACGCTCAAATCCGGCGTGACGGCGCACGACGCTTCGGGCGCGAAGATCACCGGCACGTTAGATACCGCCCCGCCTAAGGAGTCGGACATCAATTTCTGGGACTATGACGGCACTTTGCTCTACAGTTGGACACTTGCCGAGCTGGCAACGAAGACCGAGCTGCCGCCCCTTCCGAGCCATGACGGCTTGATCTGTCAGGGTTGGAACTGGACGCTCCAAGACATCAAGGACGCAGGCCGTGAGCTCGATATCGGCGCGCTGTATATTACCGATGACGGCAAGACAAGGCTCTACGTCGATGTGGACACCGAGACGTGGGACGATTTTGTTCTCAACTATTGGCAATCAAACATAAACACCACGACTGTAGACTGGGGCGACGGCACAACACCGGAAACAAAAGACGCAAGTTCTTGGATTGAGCATCGGCATGTGTACGCAGCCAGCGGCTCATACGTGATCACTATGAGCGTCAAAGAGGGTGCGACGATGGAACTTGGAAACGGCTCAAATGGCCGAATGCTGATTGCAAACAGCACAATAGATAGTGGCCGCTGCTCGATGCTTGCAAAGGTTGAAATCGGTGAAAGAATGCCCAACGTGACGGAACGTGCGTTTTTTTCCGCTGTCCGGCTCAAGAGCATATCTGTCCCCGCTGGCGTGTTTTTCGAGCCGTATAGGACGTTTGAACAAGCTACAAGTATACGCGCCGTAACAGTGGCTTTTAGTTCAGCGATCATCCAAACATTTTATAATTGCGCCAATCTCCGCGTAATCGCAACACCGAAAGGGATGACGCAAAGAAATGATAATAATTATGACATCGCAAATGCAGCAATCCGGCAGGTAAATTTTGATATGACTGCTGCCTACGTTGCGAAATGCCTCGAGCGCGTCCACATCAAGGCTGTCAACGGTCAAGTTGGAGATTTTTCTTCCTGCATGTCTCTGCTGGAAGTCACCATCCCGGCTGACGCTACAACCTTTGTCGCTGCCGCATTTCAGGGCGACTACGCGCTGCGCAGGGTGACGTGCCTCGGGGATATCGCGAGCATCCCGGCACAGGTATTTCAGCGATGCTATCCGCTGCGGTTTGTGGATCTTACGCACTGTACCGCCGTGCCCACGCTAGCCAACGTCAATGCGTTCGATCAGACGCACGCGCAGCTGGAGATCCGGGTGCCCGCATCTCTTGCGGATGCGTGGAAAGCGGCAACAAACTGGAGCTCGTTGGCAGACCATATTGTGGGGGTGTGAGCATGATCGTAAGAGAGCACTACAAAACGCGCACGGACGGCGTGGAGCTGTACAAAACGTACTCGGATGCGGGCTATCTCATCCGGCAGGTTGAGACGGGCGCAGAGTACGATGAGGCAATTGACATTGATGGCGCGCCGCACACCTACACGGAAACTGACAAGCTTGTCACAGACAATTTTGACATCGAGACGGCAAACCCGGAGCAGCTGCGTGAGCGGCTTGTCGACACCGAGACGGCGGCGAAAATCTTACTGGGGGAGGCAGCACCATGACGTACACGGAGAGGGCACGAAAAATGCGCCCATATATCGAACAGGCGGCAAGCGCTTTGGACGACAAAACAGTCAGCCTCGCGCCGGAGCTGCTGGGGACGCTGACCGGCGGCGGCAGCCTCGTCAAAGCGGGCACGCGCATCAACTGGCACGGCAAGATCAAAAAAGCCGCCGTCGACCTCTGGGACACCGCACAGAACACGCCCGACAAAGCGTCTACGCTCTGGGAGGACGTGCAGTACCGGGGCGGATACAGGATCATCCCCGAAGTAATTACCTCCACACTGGCCTTCACGAAGGGCGAGAAGGGATGGTGGGGCGGCAACCTGTATGAGTCGCTCATGGACGGAAATGTGTTTACCCCGACGGTCTCCCCGACGGTTTGGAGGAAAGTCGAGTAAGGAGGACTATGTGAGCACCGGAATTATTACCATCATCTGCGCGGTGATTGGCTCGTCTGCGCTGGCGGAGATCATCCGCTCCATCGTCGGAGCCATCCAGCGCAAGCGCGGCAAGGCCACGACGCAGGATACGCACCTTGCCGAGATCGACAAGAAGCTCGACGGCATGAAAAAGCATCAGGACGAGCAGTATCTTGCAATCCTGCGGCTGACAATCATGTCCGAGGAGATGCCAATGGCCGAGCGCCTGATTGCCGGGCAGAAATACGTTAAGCTTGGCGGAAACGGCGAAGTGAAAAAGTTTTTGCATCAGTTGGAGGCGCAGTGCGAGCATAGCAGCGCGCAATAAAACGGGAGGCAGATATGCGGGTAAAAGGCAAGTGGAGCAAAGGCGAGATGGCGCGCACCATCGTCATCTATCTGCTCAGACTCCTGACGATGGTGCTGATCTGGGCGTGCACGCTGAAAACCATCGCTGTCCTTATCGCAGTCGGGAGCAACCCGGAGCTGGGTACGTCGGTCGACCTGTCCGACGTGCTCGGCTACGCCGGAGGCGCAGCGGTAACAGAGCTGGGCTTGCTGGCATTTAAACGAGTATTCGCAAAAAAGAATGAACCGGTAGAATGAAAGGGGTACATAATGGAAAACATCAAAAAGCGGCTGGGCAATTTGCTCAGTGTCAAGAGCCTGGTCACACTGGTCCTGACGGGTGTGTTTGCGTACATGTCCGTCGCGGGCAAAATCTCGCAGGACTTTATGACGATCTACGCCGTAATTATTGCGTTTTATTTCGGCAGTCAGTCTCAGAAGCTTCAGGACGCACTCGACGGTAGCAAAAATGCGCAGGAGGGCGAACAGAAATGATGAAAGCATCCGAGCTTGTGCGCAGGCACATTGACGTTGCGAAGAATTACAAGACCGTCTACATGTGGGGCTGCTTCGGCTCCCCTGTAGGCGAGACGATCATTGACGAGAAATCCGCCCAGTACCCGGACTGGTACACCGGCGGCAGAGTCACATATCTGCGCAGCCTCATCGGAAAAGTTGTCTATGGCTTTGACTGCGTGAACCTGACAAAGGGCATTCTCTGGGGCTGGAACGGCAACAAAAACGCCTACTACGGCGGTGCAAGATACGCCTCGAACAGCGTGCCGGATGTCTCCGCCGACGGCATGATCGCCAGGTGCTACGCCGTGTCCGGCATCGGCTGGGACAAGCTGATTCCCGGCGAAGGTCTCTGGATGCCTGGGCACTGGGGCATGTACATCGGGGACGGTCTGGCGGTCGAATGCACCCCGATCTGGGACAACGGCGCACAGATCACCGCCGTCCAGAACATCGGCACGAAAGCAGGCTACCACGCCCGCAAGTGGCAGAAGCACGGAAAGCTCCCGTGGGTCGAGTACGACACTGTGAAGGTCGACGAGGCCGTCGAGGAAGCAAAGAAGACCATCAAGCAGAAGGCCGGTCTTACAGACAGCACGATCGATTACATCGCCGCGTATAAATACGGCGACGATCTGCTCAAAAAGCTCGCAAAGGCGATGAAGTAAGGGGGCGGGGCTATGGCTCCACAAGCCAGATGCAAATTACCGCCGGAGCTTGGCGGACTGATGCGCCGGGATATGGAGACGGTTATTTACCAATCGAATCTCGGCCGCGAAGACGCAAAGATCGCGAAGCTCTACTTTGTGGATAAGCTCCCGCAAGTAGATGTTGCGACGGAGTTGTATCTTGGCCGCGCCACGGTGCAGCGCCGCCTGCCTGGTATCGTGCGGGAG